ACGATCGTCGCGGTCCGAGTTTCCTCGTTCCACGAGTTCGGCGCCAGCAGCGCCATCCGTTGGATCTGTTGATGGTCCATGCCTCAGGCTACGGAGTTACTCCTGAGCTTCCGGTTCTGCAGTATCAACAGCCGCAGCAGATCGCCCGGCTGCAGCCGTCATTCCATCCACACTCAGGGCCAGGCCTTTCTGTCTGGCGTCGGCCATGTCGGCCTCCAGTTCGGCCATCACCTCGGCCGGGATGAATCCCAGGCTCCGCTGCACCTCCGACAGCGACATAAATCCAGCCTTCACACCCTCGATCAGCGCCGTGATCTCCTTGGCCGGGTCCACCAACTCCCGGCGCGGTGGGGTCCAGATCATCCGGCGCGGGCCACGCACCTGAGCCAGCCGGGCGGCATCGTTGAACCAGCGATGCACCGGGTCCAGCACCTGGGGGATGGTGACGTTCCAGCGCCAGGCGGCGACGTTGCGGTGGAACTCCAGCCACCCCATCCGGGCGCTGCTGAAGTTCACGTCCGACAGGATGCCGGTCAGGGCTTCGAAGGTGATGCCGTACCCAGCCGCGACGGCGTGGAGATGGTGCTTCTGGTGGCTCACATAGTCCGGTGACTGCGGTGGGTTGGCGAAGGTGATCTGCTTCCCGTCCGGCAGGATCTCGATTGCGCCAGGTTCCAGCGTCTCTGTGAGCGCCGTGGTGGCGGCTAGGTCGCTGGGCTCGTTGGAGTAGACGAACGCCGTGAAACACGCCGCAATCTTCGTCTTCAGCAGCATCGCCTGAGCGATGTCATCGATGTCCCGCAGGTGCAGCAACACCGCCGACCCGAACGGCACGCCGATCGCCTGGCCGGCACGGTTCACCTCGTACGTGTGGATGATCTCGCTGGCTGGCACGAAGTCGCTCTGAATCTTCACGCCGTTCCATTCCGTCTCGCCCGGGTGGGTCTGGCGGATCCAGTACCCCTCCAGCCGGCCGTCGCGGTCGTACTGCTGGCCGAACTTGATCCGGCTGCCGTCGTCCCGGCTGAAGTCCAGAAAATCCGGCTCCAGCACCTGCAGCCGCAGGCCCACCAGGCCCTGATCAGCCATACGCTCATCCATCCGGCGGCGGATCAGGCAGCTGCCGCGCACGGCGGTGGTGCGGGCGATCAGCGACTGCAGGCCGTACCAGTTCAGCTTCCCGGCGTGGTCGCACTCAATCGAGTCGGCCCAGTCGTTCCAGGCCTGCTCATACCGGCGGCTGCCGCCCTGCGGGCTGCCGATGATGCCATCCCCTACCCAGTTGTTGGTGATCACCCGCACCGCCCGGTTGGCCCAGGGGTTGGAGTCCACCAGGTCCTGATGCCGCCGCGTCAGCAGCCGCCAGGCGGTGCGGATGTCGGCGTTGGGCCCGCCGTTGCGGGTGTACCAGTTCTCTGTGCGCCTGGATTCCTTTGCCGACTCAAACGCCCGCAGGTGGGTGATGGCCAGCTCTTTCTGTGCATCCTTCAGCGCCAGCTCTAGCTGATCGCGGGTCGGCTTGCGCGCCATGCTCAGTCTCTCCGGAAGCTGGCGTAATGCCGGCGGCGGCCGGCGCCGGTGAGGCCGAGCTCCTCTTCCATGGTCGCCTTGAGTTTCATCATGTCGGTCAGGTTCCGGTAGCTCACCTGCCGGCCGTTGCTGCTGACGCTGGTAACGCCCTCGGCAATCGCAGCCACCAGATCCTCGTACTGCTGCTGCGTGAATGCCATCGGCGACACCTCCTAGGTCAGGCTACGGATCAGCGGCTAAGCCAGCTGCCGCGTTTGCGTTCCACCACCGCCGGCGCCACGGGCCCAGCCAGTTGAGCGGCAAGCTGCTCCCACATCGTGGCGCGGTTGTACTTCCGCTTCAGCAGCTCCAGCATCGCCAGGGAGTACACGGCCAGGTCAAGCGGTTCGTTGCGGGCGCCGCTGGGTTTGATCCACTCCAGCACCTGGAACCCTTTGACGTAGCGCGGCTGCAGCCGTTCACACGTGAGGCCCTGCAGGTAGTCCTCTGTGGTGGCGTTGTCGAAGTGAACACAGCCGGGGCCAGGCTCGTCGATCTTCAGCCGGCTGTAGATCGTGCGCTTCAGGCCGTGGGTTCCCACCAGGTAGAGCGTCACGCCGTTTTTGATCGTGCGCCCGCGGAACGTCACGTCCTGTTTCGAGGGCTTGCCCAGCACCGGTGAGCCGCGCTGGCTTGAACCCTTGATCGCAACCACACCCTCACGGCTGTACTGGCGGCAGTATTCGTAGGCCTCGCCGGTGAAGTGACCACCGGTGTCCACCGCGCAGAACGTGACCCGCATCGTGCCGCTGCTCTGCCGGGGCCAGTCGATCTCGCGAATCGTCGTCACCTGCTGCCACACGTCATCGGCGCCGGGGTCGCCGTCGATCTTCTGATGCCAGATCCGCCAGGCCTCCTCACCCTTGCCGTAGCCCCACACGGACACCTCCAGCCAGGAGTCCTGCACGTCCACGGCCATCACCACCGCCAGCACGCCAGCCGGGCAGGTGCCGTGGTCGTAGCCGCCGACCCGGGCCATCAGGCCATCGGCGGTGACCTTGGCCAGGCTCTCATCCTCCCAGGCCTCAGCGGCCCGCTTGTTCACCCAGCCCTTGAGCAGGAGGGGGTCAGACTTGGCCCGCAGGAACTCATCGCGGATCTGCTCCCAGCTGGTCCAGCCCAGGGGCGCATACCAGCCGGGCAGGTGAAACCCTGCCGTCATGCCGTCGCCCTTGGCGGTGGGCGTCCAGATCGCTTTGCTCAGCATCTGCTGCTTGTGATACTGGGCCACCCGTTCGCCGCAGGCCGGGCACTGGCAGAACACCTCACCATCCGGCCGATCCCAGACCATGTGCTCTCGCCAGCGGATCACCTCGCTGGCGCCGCAGCAGGGCATCCAGGCGTGGTAGTGCCGGCGATCGGATCGCGTCTCAAACTCCTGGGTGATCCGGCAGGCGCCGCGGCTGCCCGGGGTGCTGGTGATCAGCACCTTGCCCATCGGAAACGTCGAGGTCCGCGCCTCTGCGTTCTCCAGCGGGTCACCCTTGTCGTCCGCCTCCAGCGGGTAGGAGCTCACCTCATCGGCCGCCAGGTAAGCCGCCGGCATGGACTGCAGGCCGCTGCCGCTGTTGGCGCCGGTGAGCACGAACAGGCCGCCGTCGAACTCCTTGAGGAACATGGTGTTTCCCGAATCCCTGGACCGGGCCGGGGCGATCTTCTCCACCAGCTGGGGCGTCTCGCGCAGCAGCGGATCCAGCCGTTGGCGGTTGAGGCGCTTAGCCATGTCCAGCGTCGGCTGAACCAGCAGGGTGGGGCCTGGCCACAGGTCGATGATCGATCCCAGCCAGTTCAGGATCACCTCGGTCTTGCCCATCTGGCTGCCGAACATCAGCACCACCCGCCGGGTTGCGCTGCTGGGGCTCAGGCAGTCCATGGGCTCACGCAGGTACGGCGTGCGCTCGGTTCGCCAGGGGCCTTTCTCGGCGGCGCCCTTGCCGCTCAGGATTCGGTGCTGATCAGCCCACTCGCTCACCGTCGTGGCAGACGGCGGGGCCAGTGCCGCCAGCAGGGCATCCCGATACAGCAGTGCGCCGTCAGCCATCGGCCAGCACCCGTAAGGCCGTGCGAAGTTCCTCGCTCAGCAGCCGGTGCACCTCGCCGCTGTCCTGGGCTGCGGCCAGCAGCGGGGCGACCCGGTTGGGGATCGAGAGGATGTTGTCGCGGATCTGCCTACCCAAGGTGCTGGCCATCCGTTTCACGTCGGCGGTGGGCACCAGTTCCTCGCGTTCTTTCAGGGCCTGCAGCCGGGCGATCTCGGCGTTGTAGTGCTCCTTCCGCTCTCGGCTCACGTCCAGGCCAGGAATCTGATCCTCAGGCAGGCCCATGATCAGGGTCTTCAGCTGCTCCCCGGTGGCGGCAGGCACCTGGGCCGGGGGTGGCGGGTCGGCGCTGGCCTCGATCGGTTTGCGGTCCCGCTCCTTCGCCTCAGCTGAAACCCGCTCCGATCCGTTGCGCTTGGTGTTGCGGTCCCACAGCTCCAACGCCTTGTCACGGTCGAGCATGCGCTTCCCGTTGCGCTCGACGATGGCGTCTTTGATGCGGGACTTGGCGGCGATCGTGACGGCTGGAGCGGAGACGCCTTTCAATCGGGCGAAATCGCTGAAGCTGACAAGCATTTAAGCCAGCCTTTAACGTTTAACTTCAGGGTACGGGGTGCTTAAAGGCGCGGCTGGGGTAGGGGCTATTGCGAGCCATGTCAAGGCCGCTGGGTTAAGCGGTTCTCAATAGTCCCGCTAAAATTTCAGCGCGCGACGGGACGACCCATGCCAAAGGGGCCCAGGGAGGACCCGCAGATCCCTTGCGCCGCAGTCGTTCTCATCAGATTCCCAATAAGCTCACCGTCCTGACTGGGCTGGAGTGGTCTTGTTGATTCTCAATAAGCAATCAACGATCTCAGCGCATCAGCGCGAGATCAACGGGCGGAGGCCAGCGCCCGCTCTAGCGAGCTGCGCAGATACGGACCAGCGACGCGGCTGATCGTGGTCTGGCCGATGGCCTCCATTGGGAATCGCGGGCGGTAGCGCGGCTCGCGGCTCACCTCAATGAAGTACGGGAACAGCTGCTCACGTGATCGGCGGTACACACCAGCGGGCCTGCCTCCGCCCTTGGGTGTGCCGATGAAGAATCCCCCGCGGTCAGTGGTTGAGAGGCCACGGGCGATCTGAGCGAAGAGCGCTTTCTTGGGGTTGCCTTTGTCGTCCAGGGCCAGTCGGGTAGGCACCAGCTTCCCTCTGACCCTGCCCCTACTCAGCCCCCGGAAATAGCCCTCAAACCCTTTGGGGTAGCGCTGCCCGCCCCGTATCTGCGGGCCGAAGTAGGGCCTGTTGGCCTGAGCCCCCACCAGAACCGTGGGGTCCTGTTTGGTCCCCCGCTGCACCAGGAAGGCGGTCTCAGTAAACCGGGTGGGGTCGTCGAAATACTGCCGGGTTCCCTCTGCCAGCGCCTTGCGCACATCGAACCCAGTGCGGTTCAGGGCCTGGCTGATCGCGAACGGCATCTGCCCCCGCATCGTGCCCAGCCAGAGCAGCGCCTTGGGGAGGTCGGACTGAATGTCCAGGCGCAGATCAGCCACGTTCAGAACCGGATACCCACCCCCAGTCTGTCGGGGGCCTACCGAGATTCGAGCAGCTCCTCCAGCTCCAGCCGCTTCAGCTCCAGATCAGTCGGCAGCTCCCAGGCGGTGTAGTCCTCACCATCGGCCGATGAGACGGTCAGATCCCCCACGGTGCTCCAGCTCGCCACCCAATTCAGGATCAGCTCCTGCCACCACCTGAGCCAGGGCGTCTCGCGGCTGAGGAGCAGAGACAGGCTCGTGGCGCGTTTCATCACCAGGTCGGCAGCTCCCTCAGTCTGCGGTGCGCATGAAAAACCCCACCGGCCAGGGCGGGGAACGAAACCACTCGGACGCCACGTCCAAGGGCAGGGTAGGGAGGGCCTGCAGGCGTTACGGGTGTTACGCCGGTGTAACAGCGACCGTAACACCCGAGATCGACCGGGCCACAGGCAGTCTCGGCCCTCTTGTTACGTTGTTACACCTCTATTAGAAGAGATAGAAGAAGAAGGGGAAAGGCCAAGGCGTAGCAGGGTGCATACCTGCAGCAAGGTGCTTTTCTCTATAGGGGGGTATCTACCCCCCAAACGACCGTAACGGCGTAACACCCGCTCCACGACTGCGATCTGAGCGTTACGCCTGGCGTTACTGTTACGCCTCGGAGTCTGGAATGGCCAATGAAACGGCCCTGCTGACACCAGCCATGCCCTTGAACCGCACAACGCCCGCTTTCTTCGCACCAGGCAGCCTTGTGAGCACAGTGGCGTAACAGTCCATCCATGGCGTGCCGTCGAGGATGCGCCTGAGCGCCTTGGCCGTGTTGCTGATCACCAGCCGCTCGCCCTCGACCTTAACGCCGATCCGGCCCAGGTGCGACTCAGCGGCGGTGGGCCCAATCTCCATCGATGCAGCGCTGCCGCGGGCTAGCTCCACCAGCTCCCAGATGGTGCGGTTGTAGGCGCTGCCCCGATCGCCTTCCACCCTGATCTGGTGCTGCAGGATGTGCTGCAGGCAGCGTTCCTCATCGGCCTCGGACTGCTCCTTGTAGGCGTCCCAGTTGTTGGCATCGATGAGGTAATAGGCGTCTTCGATGGTGGCGGGCCTGGAGTTCATCAGCGACCAGGCGCCGGCCAGCAGGGTGCCGTACTGATCGCCCTGGCGCTGGGAGTCGAAGCGCTCGGCCGCGGCCCTGCGGAACACGGCGACCGAATCCCGGATGATCGGGATCTGCTGCACCATGCGGAGCATCATGCGCTGGCCCAGCTCGACTGTGCAGACCCTGGTGATGTCCGCGTCGAGCGCTGACCAGTGAGCCAGGCGCTCAGGCTTGGGCATGAACGACGGGTTGCGCAGGGTGAGCTGAGCGAAGCGGGACTGATCAGCGCCTTGCTTCAAGGCTGTGGAAATCGAGCACAGCAGGAACATCGAGCGGATGGTGAAGCTCTGCGCGGTGCCATCGGCGCCGCCCTTGCCGATCACGCCGCGGCCTGAACTGGAGCTCACCCGGGCCAGCGAGAGGATGTTCTGGATTCGCTGGCGGTCGGCCTTCTCGTTGGATTCGGCCTCATCGAACACGACGGGGACGGCATCGGAGCGGAGCTGCTGGCGGATGAATGCCTCGGTGGTGTTGCCCTCGGGGAACAGCGCCAGCGATTCGATCAGGGGGCCGATCAGGCGATCGAGGATGGCCGACTTGCCCGAGCCGGCCGATGCGGTCAGCCAGATGTGAGGGCGCCACTGGAGGGCGCCGCAGATCGGGGCCAGGGCGATCCATCCCGCCAGCAGCAGGCCCGATGCCGGCACCTCCCAGTGAAACCGCGAGGCGATGTCGATCAGCTCCATGCCCAGCTCATCGTTGAGCGGCTGCAGGTGCTCAGGCAGGTCGATCGATGCGAGGCGCTGGTAGTGGAACCGGGAGCTGGGGGCCTTGGTGATCGGGTGCTGAGTGCCATCGATCAGCAGGCGGTCCCCCAGGTGCAGGACCGACCTGCCAGCGTCCCACCAGGCGCCGCGGCCACGGATCCGGTCTGGGCTGAAGATCCCCACCCGGGCCTGTTCAGCGAACAGCGAGGATGCCGCGGCCAGCCAGTTCACGCCGGTCTTCGACGGGTAGAGCGCCTCCCAGTACCCCAGCTCAGCGAGCTGCACCAGGTTGGTGCCGGTGTGGCTGCCGCGGGCGATGGCCACCACCTGGCCGGTGCTGCGGGGCTGGTAGTAGAACAC